CGGATGGATCAATTACCGCCGAAAAGCTCGCATCGACGCTCAAGGCGATAGAGATATTCAGCGGCCCGACGCTTCCGACCCTCCCGAGCGCCTCGTACACCGAAGGAACAATCGTTTACCACCTTGGGGGGACACCGCCAGGCCTAAGAAGGTCTGACGGATCAACGTGGGTTAACGCAGTTGGCTCATCTGATATTGTTGCCAACAGCATCACCGCGGGCCTTATCTCTGCCGCAGGGCTAGATGCCTCTGTCATAAAGTCAGGCGCGCTGGTTATTGACGGAAGATTTGGAACTGGAAACCTTAGGGATGTTTCCTTTAAGGCGCAATCGGGTACTACGGCAACCCTGACTACAACAACGGCGCACGGATACTCGGCTGGAAACAATGTTAAGGTTACCAATGTTGGCGCCCCTTTTGATGGTGCGTCTTTTACAATTCTTGCAAGCCCAGCCCCAACGGCTACAAAGTTCTCATACACCGTAGGGACTAGTGCAACAGTTGCAGAAACTGCAGTTAATCCGTTTGGTGCCGCCCTTGTAAATACCGGAACAAACGCTATCACGTCAACAAACTTTACGGTCTCAAATGACGGGGCAATAACGGCAACATCTGCAAACATTTCTGGAACAATTACTGCAACTTCTGGAAGTTTTACCGGCTCTATAACTGCAACCAGCGGCACTATTGCTGGCTGGAATATCACTACGTCTGGCGACGACAGGCTTTACGCTGGGTCCGGGTCTGCATTTGTTGGCCTCTCTACTGGTACAACCGCAATTTTTGCTGGCGCAACATCAAATACTGGAACTTCCGCCAAGTTTACTGTTACTGATGCTGGAGCTGTTACTGCATCAAATATAAGCATCACAGGCGGACCATCTGGCGGAAATGTGATTTCCGTCGGCGGAAATATTTCGCTTGATTCAAGCGGCTGGCTTGAGGCGAATACTGGGGCGTTTAATCCTTCTGGGTCCGGAAAACCAGCGTTGCTTCTCAGGGGGGACGGATCGCAGGGAGACATTGCAGTTCCAACAAATGGCACACTTCAAATTGGAGAAACATCAGCAACTCAAACCACAAATGGAACGTTTGTTTTAAAGATTAAAATTGATACCGACGCTGATTTAATTACCTCATCTATTCCATTGCAGGTTAACGGTCTAATAACCTCCACCGGCGATATGAGAACAGACGGAAGTCTTGTCTCATACGGCGCCGATGTTTTTATTGATCAAAACGGCACGGAGCTTCCAACCTTAACTTTTAGAAACGATGGCGGCGGCACTACATATGGAGTCCTTGGTCACAACGGGTCAAACTTTACACTTGACGATGCAATAACTGTAACTGGGGCTTTTATCACCAGCGGCACCATTACCACTACAGCTTCGGATACAATAAACATCATCACAAGCAACGGGATTCGCGTTGGAGCAGTTGATGGGGTTTATTGGGGGGCTGACTCAACGGCTCCAAACCTTTATTACGGTACTTCCAACTGGAGGTTTACCGGTACCGGAACCGGCACTGGCGCAATTGACGCAGTGTGGACGGTTAACGGCACGGGGGCGAGTGCGTTGGCGCGGGGAAGCGTCTCGGCAAGAAGATACAAAGAGAATATTGTTGAACAACAGTTCTCTCTTAACGATGTATTTTCCCTTCGCCCAGTGATCTACGACATGAAAGACCAGTATCTTGACAAGGACGAGGATGGGAATGTCGTTGGAATTAAGGGCCCACATCTTGGCGTCATTGCCGACGATGCGGTCGGAAACCCAGCATGGGAAAGGCTGGTGGTTCGCGACGCCGATACTAATGAGGTTGACATGTTTAATTACAAGATCATGGGTGTTGTTTTGCTTGATGCGGGCAAGCAGATGCACGAAAAGATCTTAGCCCTTGAGGCCCGGGTCGCAGAACTTGAAGGCTAGAAACAGCCCATACTCCCTGGTAAAATGACATTACCTCAAATGAGGTTCTAGTTAGGGGGTTTTCATGAAGTTCAAGGTAAAGTCTCAGCTTGACCATGAGGAAAAGGGTGGCATTCTTGACGATTGCGGCCCCTCAAGCGTTGCCGCAGCGGTATCGTGGGTATTCCAGTACGCCCCTGGAAAGGATTTCTCTGCGGCGCAGGGAATTGCCGCCAAAGAGAAGGCGACCGGGCATAAGGACAAGCAAGGGGTGTCAGATAACGGCTCCTCTCTTGGCGACCTTATGAAGACGGCCAGGGTACTTGGCGCAAAGGCCAGGTGGGCAAAGGATTGGACCGACGTTGTGAACAGCTGCAAGAAGGGCGCAGCCCTGATTGTTTGGGTCCAGCAGCCAATCGGCTACCCAAAAGAGGTCGAGGTAAGCGCTTGGCATGCTGGCTGGGCTAGGTACTGGTCCAAGAAGGACAAGAGCCACATCACCAGCGGATATGGGCACATGACTGCAGCCGCCTGGGACCCTGTTGAGGGCTGGATGTGGGCATGCCCAACCCGTTCCGGGAAGGGCAAGGAGCAGTTTGGCGTCAATGTGACAGAGGCGCAGCTCAAGGCCATCGCGGACTCAAAGCGCGTGTCGGGCGAGCACAACGCTCCGCCCTTTAAGCACGTCATCATCATCGAGAAGTAGTAGGAGATATTAAATGATTAAGAGCGCACTTATTTGGATTAAAGACAACACCGGAATCGACGAGATGCTCCTGGAGGCCGCCCGTGCCTTTATCGCAACCTCGATTGCCGTTGCTCTTGGTCTTGGCATCCCGCTTCTTGACATCAGCGGCGGCGACTTCCGAACGGTTGTTTCAGCTGGTCTGGCAGCGTGCCTACAGGTTATCGTCCGCGCCCTCAACCCAGAGGACGGAAAGTTTGGGGTAGGCAAGGCGAAGGCCGTTGCCGCCGAGAAAGCTTCCACGTCCCACATTCAGGGAACTGCTATCGATACCGACGGAGACGGAATCGCTGACGAGCTTGCAGGGAGCCTCGCCAATGAGGCTTATGGCTCGCTTGACGACGAGGAAGACACCAAGCCGCGAGTCTGATATACTCGTTCCACGGCCAAATGGCCGAGAAAGGGACGGTAATTGACATGGCAGCAACTAAGAAGACAAAGAAGCCAGCAGCAAAAAAGGCTTCTCCATCGAAGAAGGCAGCGCCAAAGGCACCAAAGCCCAAGGCAAAGAAGGGCCTACTAGCCCGAATCTTCTCTCGATAATATAGAGGACCCCCAGGGGAAACCCTGGGGGTCTTTCTTTATCCACACGTATGTTGAAAACTTTTCGTCTATTTGTTATGATCATTTTACTTGGCCTGTATGCCAAGGTAAAGGTTGAAGGAGATGGAAATGTCAGTTAGTGACATGCTAGATGAAATGCGCAAGGACTCCGCAAGGAAGGGCCCATCGTGCGCAATCGGCTTGACGTACACGCGTCTTGCCGCTCAAGAGCAAACCGCCTTCAAGGAGGCGATGAAAGACGAAACGATTCAGTCGACTGCGATCGCTCGCTGGCTGGGTCAGAAAGGATATTCCGTGAAGCCGCATACGATGTCTCGGCATCGTCGCGGTCAGTGCGGGTGTGAACGATGAGCGAAGAATTTGAAAAAATACTCGCGGTTCAGCGGGATATGGAAAACGCAAAAAAGCCAAGGCGACAACACCCAGAAGGGTGGGAGCCAGGCGTGCAGTGGAACGGCAACGAGGGGACTGTTACGACCACTGGAATGCCAGCAGAAAATGCACCAGACTGGGCAACGGTTCTTAGGGTTTGGGGTCTTGACCCTGAACACTTTGAGGTTGTTGAGCCAGTGCTATTCAATGTCTGGGGAGACACGCTTGGCGTATTGAATCGACAATGGAAGGGCAAGGTTGTCCGAAAGGTCGCCTCGATGGGCTCAGATGTCCAGGAGATGGTTGAGGAGATTAAGAAGCACAAGTTCTCCAGGCCAGAGGTTTCATCGGACGGTAGCGCAATGATTGTCGCGATATCAGACCTGCAGCTCGGCAAGGGCGAAAACGGCGGAAGCGTCAAGATTGTTGAACGATTCCTTGCTGGGATTAATGAGGTTGAAAATCGCTGGAAAGAACTAAGGAAGTTTGGCAGGCCGCTATCACGTTTAGTTGTTGTTGGCCTCGGTGACATCATCGAGAACTGCGACGGGCACTACGACATGCAGGCGTTCCAGGCAGACCTTGATCGTCGAGAGCAAATTACGGTTGCCCGAAGGCTGATTACGAAGGCCATTATGCAGTGGTCTAAGTTTGCCCCAGAGGTGATCGTTGCTTGCGTGCCTGGGAACCATGGTGAAAACAGGCGAGGCGGTAAGGCGTTTACAACCTTTGGAGACAATGACGACGTTGCCGTGTTTGAGCAGGTGGCAGAGATTCTTTCCGCCAATCCAGACGCATTTGGACACGTCAAGTTTGTTATTCCAAAGAATGACTTGACCCTGACGCTTGACGTCTACGGGACGGTGGTTGGGCTTGCCCACGGGCATCAGGCTCGACGAGGCGGAAGCAATGCAGTAGGAAAAGTGGAGAATTGGTGGGCAAAGCAGGCTCTTGGCATGCAGCCCGTATCTGATGCCACGCTTCTCTTGACGGGTCACTACCATCACCTTGCGATGTCAACGCATGGTGCAAGAACGCATATCCAGGCCCCAAGCCTTGATGGCGGCTCTCAGTGGTATAAGGAAGTTGCTGGGGTTGACGCCCCGACTGGGATTCTTACCTTGGTGGTAGATTCAAACGGTTGGGACGATATGAAGGTTTTGCGTTGTAAACTGAATTAACGCTCGACCCTCTCTGCGCGAACAAGAAGATGGTGGCGGACTGCCTCGAAGTCAATCGCGATGACGCGAAACTCGTAGGAGTCCGCCACCATTCTGTCGTTCAGCCTAGGGCGATCCCTGCCCTCGAGGTACGGTGTCCAGAAGCGATAAACCTGCCTAGATGCTGGCCCGGTTGGGTTGGCGTGCTCCCTGCTCCCGTCTTCTCGAAGCGATTGGTAGTGGCACTTCTTTGACCAGATAATCTCATCTATGGTCACTGGGGTTCCAGTTGCGTCCTGTGTCGTCATCCCTTTTCGCTTAAGGGTGACGGTTGTCATTGCCCCTGGGATCATCGAATAGACACCGCGATGTACTGGTCAAGGATTGCCGCTGCCGTTGGCGGTATTGCCAGTGCAGACTGCTTCCCTGGGGCAACCTGCGGAAGCCTTTCCATTGTTGTGTCGCCAACCGTAAGCCTTGTCAATTGGCCCATTCCAGTCTGATAGAGCGCGTCCCTTGAGGCGAGGTCTATGGCGATCAGCGCAGTCGCGTCTTTGATCTCCTGAGGCGTCACGGTGTATCCGTGGGTATAGTTGATCCTGGCTACCGGATCGATAAGCCCAAGAGCAACAATTGCCGGGAATAGGGAGTAGGTTACGTTTGCCAGGCTTGTCACTTCAACATAGTTTTGACTTGTGTTTATGAACAGGTCTGAAAGGTTGAAAGTGGCCTTTTGCTGATTGCTAACAAATACCTCAAATGAATTGACGGTAATGATTGGCCTGGAGTACGGAAACACCCTTCTTGTCTCCTGGTTCCACTTGTGCTGCTCAACTGTGGTCTTGTATCTGAATGAGAACCCGCAGTATCCGTCAACCATCCTGGAGGCGACGCCAACCAGCTTTTCAAGCCTGTTGTCGCTCGAGTCGCTTCCATCTGGCAGGGAGAGTGCTCCAAGCTCGTATTCTCGGAGCTCAGCAACCGTCACATAGCCAGTGTCAACGCCCTGATACGGACTTGACCAGGCGCCGTTGTTCGAGCTCCCAGTCAGTCGCCATACGTACCAGTAGCCATAAGGTGAATCGCTGTCCGAATATGAGTACGTACCGATCTTGGCGTCAAGCGTTATTACGGTACCAAGATTGGAAAACGTTCCGGTCTGGGTGCTTGCGTCGGCCTGGGACGCGGCCTTACCGATTTGAATCCCTGTATATGTTGCGGCTGCGGTAGCTGGATTCGGGACAGATACGTTCACTCTTATCATTTTCACATCCTAAAACAATAGGGCCCGCATTGCACTAAAAAAGTGTCTGCGAGCCCCATTGAAGCTAGATTGATTACTCGGACTTGCCGAAAACCTTTTCAAGCTCGGCCTTTTGGGCGGCCGAAAGCTCCTGCTTCGGAGCTGCCGGTGCATCAGTCTCGACCGTGCAGCCCTGGGCAACAGCCTGGACTAGGTACTTAGCCTTAATGCGCGCGACACCCTCGTGGAAACGGGCAACGGTGCCGTCTCCAAAAACAAGCGAAGAAAGACCGCTGTGGTTTCGTACGCGAACTACCTCGTCGTCTGAAACCGCAGCCTTAGCTGCGGTTACGGCCTTCTTGGCAACTGCATTTACATCAACCGTTGGTGTTTCCTTCTTAACATCGTCAAACATTTATTGCTCCTTCGCTTCCGGGGCCCCAGGAATTAATCCTGGGGCCCCAGTTGCAATACTTACGGATTAGACCGTAACGCGAACCTTCGCCTGGAACTGTGGAGCCTTGTTTGCAAACCCGAACATCACATACATGATGTAGAGGCGCGTAAGGGCACCGTTCACGCCGATCGGAATCTCGAGCGTCGTGATTGAGTCGGAGCCAAGGTATGGCATCGACCAGCCAGCCTCGTCCACCACGTACATATCGCGGTAGTCGGTGCCGGAAACTGCGTACTGACCAATGGCATCGCCAGGAACGGCAAGGATTGGCAGTGAGCCAGCAGCCGTCACGACGGAACCGAAGGTTGCACCAGCAGCCTGCTCCGTCTGCGAAGGCGCATTGTAACGAACGAGGTTTGTAAGCTCATTCACAAGGCCTGCGTAGTCGGTTGGGGTGCAGATGACGGCCGACGGAGCGCCACCGTTGTCCAGAACTCCAGCAACTGCTTCGTTGATGGTGGACAGGTATGAAGCCGTGCCCTTCCCAACAATCTCGTTGCCAGCTGAAGCAGCCGTACCAAGAAGCTTGCGGAGGCCATCGAACGAGTTGGCGTCATAAGCACCAAGCTCGGTGTTGGCACCGGCGCTTGCCGTAACGGTTGCGTTGCCCTGGAACAGGGTCTTCTGAAGCTTGTGCGCAATGGCGGTTACGCCGCTGCCAAGCTCCTGCGAAAGGCCATTGAACGGCGAGCCGCCCTGACCAAGCGCGAACTGATTCTTAAGCGTGATACCACGGCGGGTCGCAAGAACGGCCACATTGGTCGTCTGGCGAGCATACGTCGAGTTATCGTCGGTTACAGTGCCGGTCTCCGTCTGGAAGACTGCATCACCGTAAGCGGTCTGCTGATTGAACGCGTGCACGAGGCCGTTTGCAGGCTCCTTGCGGATGCGGTCAAAGAATGGGAACTTCTTAACGAACAGGCTGTAAAGGATTGGCTCGAGGTCCTGGCGGATAAGCGCCGAACCACCGCTGCTGTCAAGTGCCTTTGCAATCTGTGGGTTCGACAACGCAAGCTGGTTAAGGATACCGGCATCAGCCTGCTTCCCAACTTCTCGCGAGGCCTGAACATCAAGCATCTCGTTGAGTTCCGATGCGCTCATCTTTGAGAACTTCTTGCGAAGTTCGCGCTGAACGGCATAGGCCTCAGCAGGATCAAAATCGGACTTCTTCTCGACATCGAGATCTCGGCCGATCGGAGCGCCGTTGAGGGACTCTAGGCCCTTCGCGACGTCATCCAACTTCTCTCGTACTTCAGACATTTTTACTCCTCGTCTTGCGCCTCAAGGACGCGCTGAACATATGGGCTCAACCAAGGCGCGCGCTCTGCGGCCTTGACGTTGACCTTCTGTGAACTCCTGTCGACGAACTTTCGACCGATCCCAAGATCGCTAATGCGATCAATAAGATCGAGCGCTTTCGCAAGATCTTCTTCGACCTTGGCCTTCGACTCAAGGAGCTCGGTCACTCTTGCCGAAAGGCCGGTAACCTCCTCCTGAGCAGCATTGGCTGCATCGAGAGCTGACTTCGCGATCGACTCCACTTCCTCAAAGGAAGAGGCCTCGGTCTCGACACTAATAACAACCGCCTCGGCCACTTCGGGCTGTACGGATGATTCATCGGCAATGGACTTTTCAGCGTCGCCGGTAACGAGCTCAGCGCCGAGCTCTTGCAGGGCCTCGACATTGGCGTCGACAGGCTCTTCCTCAACGACTTCCTTCTCGTCCTCTACCTTCTCAGTAACTTCGCCATCGGCCACATCTTCGGCAGAAGCCTTGATTTCATCAAGCTTCTCCTCTGAGTCCGCGGCTGCCGCATCCGGAGCGGAGGGAGCAACAGATGCGGCAGCTGGCTGCTTCTCTTCAGAATCCGTGCTGACCGTAACGGTCACACGAGTCTTCTTCTCTTCGATATCCATGGACTTCTCCTGTGAACTTGCCCCGCCTGGAACTGTTCCAGGTGGGAGAATCTCAAGACCCGGAATCTGGGTGGCAGTCTGACTTGGTGCGCCCTCGGCGCCCTCGCCTGGGCCACTGACCTTCTTGACCATTGAGGCCAAAAGACCAATGAACTCGCCAGTCGGCTTATACTTGCCCTCAGATTCTTGCGCCCAGATGCGCACCAAAATTGCCGGATCATTTGGAACTGCTGCTACTTCCTCATTTGACTTCGGAACAACAACAGCACCTTCCTTAACTACCTGCTCAACCTCGCCGTACCCGCCGGGCCCGTCGGTGTCTTTCCAGGCAACGAAGTCACCAAATCCAATCTTTGAACCAGCAGACTTTTCAGTCTCCTCGTCCTCCGACTCTTCACCGGTGTCTTCCTCATCAATTCCGCCCTCGCCGGTATCCTCTTCCTCTTCCGCAAGGGAAGACCTAAGCTGCCACGACCACTTCTGGTGCATGTCCTGGCGCTCAGCAAGGAAGTTTGCAATTCCCTGCTCGTTGAGCTTGTTCGCTTCGGCGAAAGCGTTCATGATGCTGCGAAGAACGAGCTCGTTGGCCGCATACAGCGCGGACGCAAGGCTCTCTGGGTCGTAGTCGTCTGCTACGGGCATCTGAGAGGCCATAAGTGCCATCTCGCGAAGCTCCGCTGGGGCAGGCGCGTTAAGCTTTCTAATGTTTTCGGCAATAGGATCAATGGACTTGTATACGTCCTCATAGATCTCTTCGAAAAGATCGTGATACTGAGTAAAATCTGGGCCAACGACATTCCAGTGCGCGCCCTGGGCCTTGATGTAAAGCGTTGCCACATCGGCAAGAAGCTTTGCAAGCGAATCCACAAGGGGCCTTGCCTCGGCGGCAGTCTCCCCCTCAACGGGAAGCGCCTTCAGCTTCTCAATGATTGCGGAGGCCCTCAGCGTCATCTCTTCAATTGCGGCAGATGCAGGCGCTTTCTCTTCTTCGATCACGCCCTCAAGCTCGCTAATATCGACGCTACCAGAGCGGAGGCTCTTTACTGCGTTCTGCAGGTAGGATCTCTGGTTGGCAGGAATGCCAACAACGCTCGCCTCAAGTAGGCGAACCTTCTCAATAAGGATTGACTCGGGCTTGTCTCCTTCGGCAGCCTTGCGACGCGCCTTTTCAACGCGGGCTCCAATGGAGAGACCAAGCTTAACCCCGCGCTTGATTGCGCGATAAGCGCGAAGCGCCTCCGGGTTTTCGTCTTCGTTTACCACCCGAATATTGAGATCGAGGTCATAAACCTCTTCGTTTGTTTCGCTGTCATATCGTCTAACAATCTGGGCATCCGTGGCGGAGCCAAAAAGGTCTTCTGGGACATTGTAATTATGATTGAGGAACACCGTCATATTCTGTCTGGCTGTTTCAGCCATTGTCTTCAGGGCATCCAGCGACATCTCATCGCCATGCAGGTCCCGAATTGTTGAAGAAGTTGTTCCGGTTACATATCGCTCGCCATCTTCAGACTCATAGGCCTTCAGGGCGTTGGTGTAAATTTTAAAGTCCAAGATCAGACCCCCAATTCTTATGGCCGTCGACAGGCCGATCGGAACCCCTGTTAGACATCGGTGTCAGCAGATAGTCCCGTATAAGCACCATCGAATCATCCCCTCTTATATTCATTATTGCAAGACCTTTGCTTCCTACATGAATCTACCATAGCGTGTCAATGACTAGTATTTACGGTCTATGTATAATTGCCGCATGTGTGAAGATACGGCAGTCAAGTGCCGGTTGTGCTTAGAGCTAAACGACGCTGAGGGCGGTATTCTCGATATCGTGCTGGCCATACGGCGCATCCAGAAGACCCTGGCGCCAGTCATGAGAAGATACGAGGAGATACATCGGGCGCATCCAAGGTGCGCCCTATGCACAATAATGGTCGGTGAGGACCATATGGAGCAAGACCTTATTCCAGAGCCAATGGTCCCCAGGGCAAAGGGTCAAAAAAGATACTCCGTTTGTAAGCAGTGCCACAAGGTGCTTTCAAGGGTTAAACGAAGCGTTCCCCAGCAGATCAAATACCAGCGCCATGTCGAAGAAGAACTCACAAGGCTGGAAGATGTTAACGACAAGGAGTACGATGGCTTCTGGGAAACTTTCCGAAAGGAAAACCCATTTGATATGGAAGATTATGCAGGGCTTGAGATGGCCATGGTTGCGATTGGCTCAAACACTGAGTCCGAAGGCGACGAGGAAGGCGAAAAGTAGTGCTTGACATTAGCGAGAGCATCGAGCTGCAGTTTGAAGACGGCAAGTTCGTTGTGCCAAAATGGTGGGGAAGGCTTCCTTCATTTAGAGGAGTTGGTATAGTTGACGGAGTGCGACTTATACCTTTTAATTACACAGAAGCTAGACAGATTGTCAACAAGGACCTTGATGGCATGGCTGTTTCTAATGCGATAAGGTCCTGGAGAACAAGAAAGCCGAAGGAGCAAGACTCGTGGTAATGATGCCGTGGGAGCGCGTAAAGCGCCAAGTTGAAAGCACGCAAGCAGAAGCTGATGTTCAAGCAATAAAGGATGCAATCCTTATTCCAAATTACGACTCGCAGCCTTACGCGCGAGGCGCTGGCAAGGGTACTGTGCAGAAGCGTTCAGTTAATCAGCTTCGCAAGTGGTCCCGAACAAACCCATGGATTAGATCTGCAATTAATCTTCGCAGGCAGCAGATCAGCCGCGCAAAGTGGGACATTGTCAGCATTGATGGCAACGGTGAAATCAACGAAGCAAACGTAAAGGCGATTAAGGATCTTTTGCGAGATCCAAATACTCGTCTTGATTCGTGGAGATCGTTTATCGAGCCGATCGTTGAGGATATTCTTGTCCTGGATCAGGGCTGTATTGAGAAGGAACACACTGTCGGGGCGCGGGCGGGAAGAAGCGGAAGACCGGTTAAGAACCTCTGGCCAAAAGACGGTGCAAGAATTGCCTTCGACCCGGACTGGGACGGAACAAACCTAAAGAAGCCGCGATACTTTGAATACGACGAGACCGGAAAGATCATTGCCGAGTACCTGAACGAAGAGATGATTGTCATTGTGGGAAACCGAGTGACTTATTCCCCGCTCGGCCTCTCACCGCTAGAAGTTCTTGCTGAGACCATTGAGGCGGACCTTCGGGCGGCTAAGTACAACAACAACATTGTTGAGCAGGCGACCCCGCCAGGAATCATTGATCTTGGCGAAGGCGTTCGCCCTGATCAGGTTGATGCCTTCAAGAACTATTGGGAAGGCGAAATCGCAGGCAAGAGCCAGACCGCGATCACTGGTGGCGGTAAGGGGGTCAAGTGGATTCCTATGGCACAGTCAAACCGAGACATGCAGTTCATGGAGTGGCAGATCTATCTCGCACGCAAGATCTGCGCAGTCTTCGGCGTTCAGCCGCAAGACATCGGGCTAAACTTTGACGTGAATAAGAGCTCGTCAGAGTACGGCGCGGCGTTCACTGCCGACAACGGCATTGCTCCGCTTTGCGAACTTATTGCGGACTACATCACTAGAGAAGTTGTTTGGCTTTATGACAAGGGCTTGCGATTTGTCTACACTGATGTTGGTCGCGAGTCTGCGCAGACAGTTGCTGACTACTACAAGGCAGCACTTGCCGGACTTCCATGGCTTCGACTCAATGACGCGCTTAAGGAGCGCGGCCAGGAAGGCGTTGGGCTTATGGGCGATGAGGTATGGATGCCAAGCCCGCTTGGGTATATGCCAATGAGATATTACGAGCTCTACCTGAAGGGCAAGGTTGGCGATCCCGACGCACCAGAGCAGGAGCCAACACCTGGTGGAGACGTCCCAGATGGCGGTGCCGGAAACAACGGGGCAGGGAGCCAAGAGCCAGATCAGGGCAAAGACCAACTTGAGGCTAAGCCGAATCCTGAAATGAATCCAAATCAGCAACCGTCTAAGAAGAGCGTTGTTCTCGTTGATGCAGAGGCGTTGCTCAGCGACGAGTGCCCTTCACACATCATTGACGCAATAGATGGATTTGTTGAGGGCGGCTCTTCGGTGGTTGCAATCACCTCGACAAAGGGACAAGTTGATTTTGTTAGAAGTCAGCTTGCCGAAGCGGGATTTGACGCCGAGGTTTATGAAAGCAGCTTCCCGACAAGTGCAATTGATTACTTCAAGAGACAGAAGGTCAGCGAGATTAGTCGGGCCGGTGCAGCAATCGTTTCCTATTACGACCCATCAGCCGATTCATCCTACAAGGCTGCTGGCGCAGCAATTCCAAACCTTGGAGATATTGAAGTTGAAAAGGCCGACACAATCAACCTTAATGTTCCTGCCGGAGTAAAGGCAGAAGCGCGACGTGGGCTTGATTGGCGAAAAGAGTTTGGCAGAGGCGGAATTGGACCTGGTCAAGTAACCGCAAGAATGCTCACGGGAAACAAGATGACAATTGCAAGAGTGAGAAAGATGCGCGCATACCTTGCACGTCACGAAGTCGACAAGAAGGGCGAAGGCTGGGCTCCTGGCCAAAAGGGATTCCCATCTGCTGGAAGAATTGCCTGGGCTCTTTGGGGCGGTGATCCGGGAAAGGCCTGGTCGAATAAGGTGATGAGGTCAGTTGAGGCCAAAGAGCGAAAGCGATAGGTCTCTATGGCAGATAAGTTTTACCACCAGCAGCCATGCTTCTGTATCCCCTGTCGAGTCATGAAAGCGGACGGGGTGAAGCGTCGACCAGTTTCCGAAGAGCCGGATCTCCCCAAAAAGAAAGCTAAGCGATCTAAGAGGGTCTAATGGGGCATAAAGATCCAGTCACGCCAAAGATGAGGAAAGATGTCCTTCAAAGGGACAGGGGTTGCATTGGTCCTCGAGTCGGAATGCACGATGAGTGCGGCAGCCAGTTCGGGTCCGGCGGGCAGATCGTCCTTGAACTTGACCACGTCTTTAACTCTGGCTTTGGCAAGCGTGGCCCCTCGGAGATGTGGAATCTGGTGACGCTGTGCGGGTGGCATCATAAAATGAAAACAGAATCCTCTCGCAAGTGGCGAGAGGCACTGTATGAATACTTAGAGGGATTTGAATATGATCGAAGTGGAGAACTTTCCTAGACCAAGATGCGACAATCGCCAGTGCATGGCGAAGTCGGCGGGGATCATCGGCAGGGGCCTAGGGCCTATTGTGAAAAGAGGCAATCGCAAATATCACATTGGGTGCCTACCCAACGCAGGCTTGACCAAGGGTGATATCATCAAGTAAGATGATATCCTGAAAGGAGGGGCATATGTCCAATAAGGGTGCCCTCGGATTGTCTTGCTACGCATGTGGCGGGACGCTCTTTCAGCTACGGCTGAAGGTGTATTTTTGTGCGAACGCGCACTGTAATCCTGGCGGCAGGGTGATGGGTTTAGAGGAGGCCATTGAGGCCCCCGGCTCGAACACCTCAAAGTGTGTCCTAGATAGGTGCACTGTGCACGGCAGGGGAAGGGACGAAAATGCAGGAAATGGAACTGATGCTGCTCGGTCGGAGCAAGTTCAGGGAGTATCTCCAGCAATCTCTTGACGAGAGCGCTCATATTAAGCCGAAGGAGATGATTGCGTTTGAGGCGGCCAACGCCGCATCCAACGACCTTGATACGCTAGTTGCATACGATGACATTTTGGCGTATCGTAGGGGCATCTCGATAGCGATGGAGGACTGGGTTGCAAATCCAGTGCTAGAAAGCAAGGAAGGGTAATGAAGCAAACTGGTCCGAATTTTGCGGAGCAGCGCATTATTCAGAGGAAGAAAACTGCTCGGGTGTGGAAACTCCTAGAAGAAACTGGGATCAAGAGGCGATACATCGCCAAGCATCTTGGTGTATCGTACGGCTATCTAAATCAGGTGCAGTATGGTCAGGCGCCTATCAGTGGCCCGATGCGCAAGAAGATTTCTGAATTTCTTGGGATTGAAGAAGGAAGACTCTTCGAGGACCTCGATGAGTATTTGAATAAGGAGGAAGCAAATGGCATTCGATAAGAGCGCACTTAAGGATTACGTGGATGTCGCAGAGCGAATCCGCGCATGGTACGAGGCGTACCCCAACGCACGCATTGAAACCAGAATTGTTGAGCACACCGAAAAGCGTGTAGTCGTAGAGGCGCGAGCATATCGCGGCGTTAAGGGCGACAACGGACCTGACGATGCACTCGGCTTTATGGATGACCGCCCAGCGGGAATTGGCCACAGCGCAATGCAGATTCCTGGCGCAACGCCGTACACCCGCGGCTCAGAGATTGAGAATTGCGAGACATCGGCAGTTGGTCGCGCGTTGGTAATGGCTGGCCTTCCGTCAAAGAGAATCGCGTCTGACGACGAGATCAAGTCAAAGGGCGGAAAGTCAGCAGCAAAGGCCGCCGCTGAGGTTTTTGACGAAGACGTCGCACTCCCGCCACACATCCAGAAGTTTGTCGATGCATTCGCCAAGGCGAAGACGATTGATGAACTTACTGAGATTGGAAAGTCGATCAATGAGTCGAACGCCGACGGTGTTGATATTGACGAACTTTCCCGTGAGTTCTTGATCAAGAGATTCCGCGCTCGCCGAGCGGAGCTCGTTGGATGATTGAGGAGAGAAACCCGCAGCACATCAGTGTAAGTGAGTTGCGCGAATTCCTTTCGTGCCCACTTCGCTGGTGGTACAAGTATCGGCTCGGTATGTGGACCAACAGGACGACGGCGTACTTCGCCCTGGGTACCTCGGTCCACGCCGGACTTCAGCGATGGTACGAGCCCATTACGGGCGGCAAGCGAAATGGCGACCTTACGCCGGTGTTCGATCACTATCGAAAAGTTTGGTCAATAGAGTCGGCGCAGGTGGACTGGGGCGCAGAAAAAGAGCGCGATATCCTTAGCGAGGGCTTTAATGGCGAAGAGATGCTTCGGGCTGCTGTTCTTGAGGGCGACGACTGGACTGCAAAGTATGTTGAGCACTCAATGATGTCGGAGATTTCCCACTCGAAACTTGGGAAGCTTCCGATGAAGTTGAAGACAAATCTCGACATGCTCACCACAGATCTCCGCGTGGTCGAGCACAAGACCGCACAGAGAAGGTGGGAGAAGGATCGAGAGCGCGGAGACATTCAGGCAACCGCCTATGTGAATGCTGTTCGCCAAAACTATGACCACGACCCATCGGTGACATTCAATATCATTAGCAACTCGGCTAAGGGCGTGAATGTTGATCGAAGAACTACTACCCGCACTCAGGAAGATATTGACAAGATGTACATCGGGGCTCGCGCGTTCCTTGACGCAATCGAGAAGGGCGCGATCTATCCGAACCCAACGGCGTTTGCGCATGCAAACTGCGAATTCAAGGAACTGTGCGATAAGTGGGAGAGCCACCCACAGCAGATTCCCGAAAAGAGAAAAGAGCTGTACAATCTGGTCCCAGCACTGAAGAAAGACCTTTGGCCTGACTGGGAAAAATAATGATCTGCACGTGCAAGAACTGTGGTGCGGAATTCATTGGTGAGTTCGGAGAAGAAAACAACTACTGCATGGATTGCGATCCAGAAGGAGATTAGCGGTGGGCATGACACCGATTATTCCTCTTGAAGAGATGGGGGACGCCCGCGTCTACTGGAGATGCTATAGCGATCTTCCGCGACACAAGAAACTTTGGCGGCTGCCAGATAACAACGCGCGATGGGCATGGATTGTTCTGTTGTGCGCGGCATCAGAAACCGACGGAGTGTTTGAGTCAGATCAGCACATTGAAGCAATGGTCGGATCGCAAAACACAAAGTTCCTTCCGCACTTCCGACGCGTTGGGCTTCTCGACGGACTTGTGGTTCACGATTGGGACGAGTGGCAGGTTCCATCTGATGGAATGCGCGAGGCAAGGGAGGCGCTTGCAGCGGCCGCTCGCGACCGACTAAACCGTCTCGGCCTTCGCGACGAACACGATGCGCAGGTAAAGGTTCGGAGCATGAAAGAGTGGATGGAATACATTGTGGCAGGGCCGAACCGACAGGGAAGACTTGTTGAATTCATGGGACAGATGAATGGCATCGTCCCACAGAGAACTGACTACGCTCGCATTGCAAAGTTGATGCGCGAATATCCAGGTGGAATTCCCGCGCTAATGTCTGCCATCTGCGACGCGGCACTGCGCGACCTCAAGGGCGACCCAATTGCATATTTGACAGCGATCGGAAAAGGCAGTAAGAAGAGGGTGCACACAACATCATCTGTTCGTGATGCACAGTTGGAGGAGTAGATGTTGCAGCCAGCACTGTTTATGTTGCTCGTCGCGGTGATCCTCTTGGTCGCCGCTGCGGGGGAGCGCGATAATGACAACAAGTAGCACCGAAGTTGTATACCTGGAGGACATCATGTGGGGCGAGAGTAAGCCGCCACAGGACCTCGAAAAAGCGCTTCTAGGCGTTGGAATCCCAAAAAGGTACTTAGACAGCACCTTCGCAAATTTCGAGGCGCAGGGTGGCTCTAAGACGGCCCTTGAGGCCTCAATGGAGTGGGCAAAGGCACCGATTGGGGAGCGGGGCCTTCTTTTTGTTGGGCCGCCAGGTACGGGAAAGACCCACCTTGCCGTGGCGTCAGTCCGAGAGAAAGTTGCCGCTGGTCTTGGTGGAGTTCGCTTTATCAATGTGCCGATCTTTTTAGATCGGATTCGCCAGTCAATGAAGTACAATGATCCAGAAGTCATGAACTTGTTTGACTTTTGTTTGACACGCGCAAGCGTCGTGGTCCTTGATGATCTTGGGAAGGAGAAGGCAACCGACTGGGCGGCAGAGCGACTCTACGTCCTTGTTGAGAGCCGATATAGTGCCTGTCTCGCGACGATCGCCACGACGAACCGCGGCCTTGACGAACTCGATGCCCTTGGATATGGGGCTCTCATCTCCCGACTACAGCAGACCTGTCGCGCCATCAAGGTGGGCGGGGATGACCAGCGTATCAGGCTTGGAAGGCTGGACGGAAGGGCTTGAGATTGTCCTTGTAGGAAGACCGCCATCATGGAACCGCGCGTATCGCGTTGCGGGCAAAATCATCTACATGACACGAGAAGCAAAAGCATGGAAGGAGATCGTGACCTATGCGACACAGAAAGCGTTAGTCACAAGGCCGGACTTCCTGCCGGTAGACGGGAAGAGGATTGTCATCGACATCTGGGCGCATTTGAAAAGACCGATGGATGCTGATAACCTATTGAAGCTAACGCTAGATGCGGTAGCGGCTGGATTGGTCGTCAATGACCGATGGTTTATCCCACGAGTTTGGGAAATGGAATTTGGAGCAGCGGAAGAATATGTCCGACTGGTCCTAAGTCAGGAGAAGTGAAATGGCAAAGGAAAGGATTGAAGTAACTGGCAGGCTTGGAAGCAAGCCAGAACTTCGCAGCACCAAGACAGGAAAGAACGTTTCATCGTTCAGCGTTGCGGTGAAGAACAAGCGCGGCGGCGAAGAGACCACCAATTGGTACGACGTATCCATTTGGGAGAAGCAGGCAGAACTTGCCGTGCAGCTGCTCGACAAGGGTGACCTTGTGTGCGTTGAAGGCGTTCCGTCCGTGAAGACTTTCCAGACCCGCAGCGGCGAGTCCAAGTCTTCGATTCAGATCACGGCGCGCACATTCGACCTGCTCGCCAAGGGTAAGGGTGCCGCTGGCGCAGTCAAGCAGGCCGCGCCTGAAGAAGACTTTTCAGAGGTTCCGTTCTGATGGATATCGGAACGTTCTTTAGTTACGTGGCGGCAGTCGTTGTCGGCTCCACGCTCACGTTGGCCCTCTGGACCCTTTGGTTCAGAATCGTCAATAGATAATTGTGTTGCTTCTCCTTCGGAGACTCGTACCCAAGGGCTACATCATTGGCTCTTGGGTACGAGAACTAGTTATCCTCGCGCGCGGCTCAAGATGAAGCAGGGTCGAATGGTTATCGCCAATGTAGACGGATCGATCATTGTGATCCCCTATAACCAACTTCGTTACGATGGCTTCTCGAAATTTTTTTTGGGAAAAACTGAGGTAGCGGCTAGTCTCGCTACTGCCATCATTCGCCTGCTTCCCGACCGCCGCTACAGGCAACTGATTGCCACACGGGTAGTCCCCGCTGTTCGCCCACGGTTTTGGGCGGCCTGGATGCTAGACGCATGGCACGTAAGCGAACCGATACATGAAAACTCACTAGAAAGAATCAAGAATTACACATGAACAGCAGAGCGATCTGCACCGCCACAGTAAACGGCGTGCACGTCAAACTTTATCGAGATACACTAGACGACGGAACAGCACGAGTGATCGGATTCACCGAGCATGGACAAGAGTATGGACTATGGAGGATTGAGGGCATGGAAGAGCAAACAACGATTACGCGACCAGCAATTGAACAGCGTGAAGACGTCCTGTACGCCGATGGGTGGGAAGATTGCCTCGTAGGACACGGGACAATCTTTCACGGGTCTGACGGACAGATGATTGTCGCTATCTACGACCGCAACAAGATCCTACAGCGCTTGTTTGACGACTTTGTGTCGACCTGCGAGGCGAACAACCCAGGGGACACTCATGAGGGCTGCTTCCACATTGAGGAAGCGGACGAATACATCTCCTTCAATATCGAGGGTGGGTTTATCAAGCCCGGCATGCCTGTGTTTGCTTCGTTTGAGGCACAGCCAATTGTCATCAACGAGTCGGTGCAATTTTGAAGCATTGCTCACGCTGCCAGCAGGTTTGGCCGCCAGAATGTGAGTTTTACCGCCGCGGCAAGATGCAGTGCAGCTCATGCGAGTACGGGGTAAAAAACTTTTCGCCCTCACGCATGGCTGAAGAACAAATAGCGGAATTAGAGAGATCTAGGAAACGACTAGCAGCAAGAAAAGCAGGGAAAGATGTGTGCCGGTGTGGCGATGCGTTCTGAATTAGGAGGAAATATGATTACCGAAACCGCGTGTACTTGCGGCTGTACTGGGTGCAGCGAAGGCAACTGCTGCGACCACAAGGCGTGGGCCAGCGGATTTGACGATTACCAGCGAGGCGCTGCCATGACCGCTCGTGGCGACATCTACCTCGACCCAGAACAGGGGCGCGTTGCGATTGCAGCGATGGGCCTTGCCGGGGAGTCTGGCGAGCTGATCGATCACCTCAAGAAGTGGATTGGACACGGACACGCTGTCGATCGCGACTACATCACCAAGGAGCTTGGTGATATCCTTTGGTATGTGGCTGAGATTGCCTCAGTTGCTCGGATCGACCTTTCGGAGGTTGCGGTTCAGAACGAGAAGAAGCTCCGCCTCAGATACCCGAAAGGATTTTCCGTAGATCGCAGCGTCAACAGGAGTGAGCATGAAAAAGATTCGCAAGGTTGATGATCAGCGCTACAAGTATGAACACAAAGAAATCTATGTGACGACGCCCGTAGAATCATTTTTCTACGCGCTTGTTGCATTCGCAATCATCTGGGTCGTTGCGGAGATTATTAGCTAATGATACGCAAGTGCAAAAGATGTCTAGAGTGGTGGCCGAACGACGGAGAATTCTACTACTCAAGGAAGCATCCAATGTGCATTGCATGCAATGTGGAAGTTGAAGATTTTGAAAGGCGGAGGGAATACATGCGCCAGGCTGCCAAGAAGTATCGAGATAAAATCAAGGCGAGCGCATAATGCCGCACGTCATTGCAAACATTCCAACCGTTTCGTGCTACGTCCGCAGGGAATACCTGCGAGACCTTCAGGATGGTCACGGAGAGTTCACCCCAGCCTACTGGGTGACCGTCAAGGCGCCACGGCACCGCGCGCTGTATATCGAGGCATTCCTGCCGGAATACGGGGCGTTGTATGACAAACTTCCCATTAGCGCGTACGTCCAGAACCCAGAGACGCCAACACCCGATCTTCCGTTGGGTCTCTTGCAGATGTGGGATGTCAACTCTTCGGGGATTGCCGTCATCGAGAAGACCCTACTCAAGGGCATGCCATGCAAGTACCTCGACAAGGCGGGTGCATGGCACAAGGGCTCGTACCTATTTACGGTGGACATGGTACAGCCAGAGCCGAACGAGGTGGACACCGACTGGGCTGCCATTCCGGCAGAGCACAAGTCCTACAACTTCATTAGACTAGACAACGGGCAGTTTGCCGCGCAGCCGAACAACCGCATCATCTGGATGGATGAGGCGACGGTATTTAAGAATCCGAAGATGCCGGACTTCAGGGTCAGCACACAATTGTTTTCCGCAGAGGGAGAACGATGGGATTCGCTTGGGGATGTAGATTCGTGGAGCTACGCAAAGAAGGAGGGCGGAAAATGAGTCACCCGTTTGACGAGTTGTGGGACTCTGTGGACAAAGAGCTTCCTGGCAATTGGAGATTTGACGGAATCAATAGGGGCCTTCTTTGTTGGATTGCCACCGCAGCGAACTATCAAAACAGCACAGCTGTCATGAGCGAGCAGCGTGTAAGCTATAGCGCAGAAAGCCCTATTGAAGCAATACGTGGGCTTATAATCAGAGTAGGGGTACTCAATGGGTAAGAAGGCAAAGCAAATGCGCAATCAGGCAAAACAGAACTTGCCGTCGATTTATTCCGGCGGACCGATCGCCCACGAGATGCACCCAGGAAACACAATGGGGTTGCTGGAGCTTCAGCGGGACTGCATGCACAACGGCATTCAGTTCAAGTGGAAGATGGTGCACGGATCATCGATCCTCACCGATGCAAGGAATGTCTTGTTGCACTCATTCCTTGAGAGCGGCTACTCGCACCTTTTCATGGTTGACTCGGATATCGAGTTTTCGGGAAAGGATGTCCTTCGGGCGGTTGCTTCTGGCGAGTCGATCGTGGCCCTTCCGTGCGCTAAGAGGATTGCGAATTTCGAACTAGCGGTTGAGGTGCTGCGCAAGTATCCTGAAATTCCAGCAAAAAATTTGCCAGCATACATCGGCGGAATGAACTTCCTCCCTATTGACGAAGAACGCCCTGACGGAAGAATGCTTCTCAAGTCGCAGCGAGCGGGGACCGGCGCGATGATTATTCGTCGAGAGGCACTGCTAGACTTCCAGGAAAAGTATCCAGACCGCTGGTATCAGAACACGCTAACAAATCAGCGTCTCACCGAATTCTTCCGCTTTATGGTGCATCCAGAAACCAAGGAGCACTGGGGCGAAGACTTTGGATTCTGCATGGATATGCGCGCAATTGGGTACGACATCAACGTGCTTGTGGACGCACGAACGGTTCACCACGGTGGGTTTGGGTACGAAACAGATTTCGCAAAGCTTGCGTCAAACTATATGAAGGAGACAGACAATGAGCAGGATTGAACGACTCGCGGCGCAGCTCCCAGAAGGAGAGGTGCTTTCGAGCATGGAGTATTTGCACGAAACAAAACAATGGGCCGTATGCACTAGTGCGTGGGACCCAAAGGCAGAGAATGTCAATACAGCACTCGACTACCTTCGCGGCACCGAGTCACCAAAAGGAAACTGGATCGTTAAGCGTCGCGCTGTCGGCGAGACCCCAGAGATTGCAGTCCAGAAACTTGTATCCGGAGAAGAGAATGTCTAAGTGGGTTGACTTTGCAATGCTCTCCTTTGAGGAAGCAGACGCAGCCGTTTCTGGATTCGGATTCACCATTCACGGCGTTCACCGCGCAATGGTCGACAACGACTGGATGGCAGTCGCGCACAGCCGAAAAGGGGCGGTCGTATCGGCACGAGGAAGAAATCCTCACGAGGCGGTCTGTAGGCTCGCGTGGGAGCTCACGATACGCCAGGCGAATCAACAAGGCTCTACGGGCCGCAAATAGGCATTTCCGGGGCTTCTGGAAGGCCCTCCGCAAGCGATTATAGAACCGCCAACCCCTCGTCTGTAAAAAAATCCGCCGCGTCCCTAGTCGCACGGTGGGGGAGGGGGGTCGAGGACGCATTCTGGGGGTTGGGAGCATCCTCCGGATGCTACACGCCCCCAAAGAAAGCACGATCAAGACCATAGGCGATGATGGGGTCAGCGGTGGCGTTGCCGCCGCGGTAGTAGTTAGGAGGCACACACAATGTACGCAATGCTCTTGCTTCTTTCGCCGATGGCGGCGGCGGCTCTTTCTTTCGTTCTCCGCGGCGATGCGGTGCTCTCGGTTCTCTTCGGTTTCGCGGCTCTCGGCGTTGTATCGTTCGCGGGTTTCGTTTACGAGTTCGCCGATCTCGCAATGGAGCACCGCTACGCGAAGAACCCACGCGAGGCAGACGGCGAGGTGGTCGCGTTCGGTCTGGTCTGCGCGGTGTCTGGCATCGCTGGCGCGGCGATCTCGTGGCTCCTGGGTGCGGGCGATGCGATGTCGCTCCTTCTGGGTGTGGCGAGCGTGGGCGCGGCGTGGCTCGCAATCTTCGCGGTGGTCGTTGCCGATGAGAAGATGCGCCGCCGCTACGGCAAGCGATAGCACACACACGAAACGCAACCGCCCCCGTCCTCCGCGAGCGCGCGGAGGGCGGGGGCTTCTTTGTACCTATGTGACTTCGGTGGCGGTCGCGCCCCCTGGGGCTGCTGTTCTATATGTAACTCACAATATGAATATAAATAACAAATAACATAATAAGTTCGATGGACTCGCCTCCGGCGAGTACAGACCGAGTATGAAAACGCTATTGTATGAGTGCGCGATGATGAGGGCGAGCCACCGAAGGCTCGGAAGGGAGACAATGGTATGACTTGGCATCGACCTGATGAAGGTTGCGACGTCACCGTACGCGGTGATGCTGATGACGTCATCACGATCACTTGCGTGAATACGGAAGGCGTGATGAGTCCGAAGCCGCACCGCTATCACGTCACGCTAAGCGCGAATGCGAACGCGCTGATGGTGATGGAAGCGGACGGCTATGGCGGCATTCACTACTTCAGCGACGCTGAAGCGAAGCGAGTGCTAGTGGAAGACGAAGTCTGGTACGAACTACCAGCATTCTTCCGCAATAGAATCGTCTGGCAATAGCGTGATGGTGATGCGCGGCGAATGCGACGCCGCGCATCACTTCACTGAAGGGAGAATCACAATGGTGAAGCACGTGAACCCGATCGAATGGAAGTTCGTGTATGAGCATCGCTCGACGCTGACGGAGCGCGAGAATCGCACTAGGATGGAAGCAGAATCCGATCGTGTATCGGATAGGATCGTGAAGGCTATCGAAGCGATTCGGAAGGATCGTCCATCGTCGTGGATCGACGAACTCGATACCCGCGCATTCTTCATTCTGAAGGACGCGCTCGATCCGATCGGATACGAAGTGTTGCGTCAGGATGAGGACGGCGCGTGGATCGTACGCGAACGATGGAATACTGGAACGGACTGGAACGCACGACTGGTCATCGTCTGATCGGCCTCCCCCCGTTCACCGCAGGCGCGGTGGGCGGGGGGAAGTTCTCTCGCAACCCCCCGGGTGCTGCTGTTCTATCTCTAACTGGCTGACTATAAGTAAATAACATAACAACATAAGTTCGACAGGCTCGCCTCCGGCGAGTACGACGCCGCTAAAAGAACGCGAATCAACATCTAGGAGATGATGGAGCAGCCGCGGACGCGCGGTGTGATGAATGCGACATCACAATGGTCTAGCAGAAAGGTGGCTTGGAATGATCAAGACAATCGGCGAAGCGATCGAAGCGCTTCGCAAGGTGGTAGCAGAAGCGCAAGACATCTTCGCGGAAACGGAGAATCTTGTCGCGAAAGCAGAAGCGATTCTTTCGCTCGCAACGATCACGGGAAGCGCTGGTGATGCGATCAAGGCAAGCGAGAATGTTGGCGCTAGTAGAATGGCGTACCTTCGCGCTCGTCTAGAATTGGAGAAGCAGCGATTCTACCTTTCGCAATTGGAGAAGGTAGCAGCCGAGAAGGGTACCGACTGGGAAGGCAACAAGGGAATCCAAATCCAGTCGATCCAGTAAGGACTTCCCCCTCACCGCGGACGCGCGGTGGGGGGGAAAGTTCTGTCGCGGCCCCCCGTGCTGCTGTTAGATGTGTAACCCACAAGAGATATATAAGTAACAATATATAAGTAATAAGTTCGATAGACACGCCTCCGGCGCGTACTAGCTGAGAAGAAATACCGCGCCGTATCAATAGGGGATGATGTGCCTAGCCCCGATAGCAAGGGCGCTGCAGCAATAGGGGGATACGCAAATGGGCAAGCGGATCAACCGCAAGCAAGCGATAGACCGCATCAAGGAGCGGCTACCGTTTGTTTCGCACACGGGAAATTTCCGCGGCGAATTGATCGGTACGCAATACATGGTGTATTCGTACCGCGTATGCATCGCGGATTTTACCAATGGCGCGTGGAGCATTGACCCCACGCGATGGAGCGCGACCACATCGCGCCATCAAGGCATCGTGCGCCGCGCGATCGCCTAACGGATCGGCCCGCGTATAAAGGCGGGCGAGGCAAGGGAGCAGGGGGACGAGAGAGCCCCCTGCTCGCTCCTTTATTTTTTTCTCTTTTTTTATCTAGCGCCCAGGTGGCGGTCACACTCTCTTGTGGAATATAAGTAACTAAATATAAGTAATAAGTTCCACGGCCTCGCCTCCGGCGAGTACGACACCAGAAAAAGAATCTCTCCGTGTGACTCGACGATGATGGGTGCAGCGGCGCTGCTGTGGCGTCGCATCAGTACGGGAGGGAACGGTATGGAATCGCTATTGGCACTGATCGCCACGCTAGGCGGCGTGACGGTACGCGCGCGCGGCATGCGCGCAGTGAATCCTACGCGCGGGTACGCAGTGGGGTCCACTGATCGGACTGCAGTCCTGCTGCCGCTCGACACCACTGAGCGCGCACTGCGCACTGCACTATTGGAATGCGCAGTACGGTACGGCACGCGTCACGCAGGCGCGTGGGTCGAGGACGGGATGATTCACGTCGACCCGACCACGATCATCAGCAGCAGGCGCGCTGCACTGGGCACTGCAAAAGCGAATCGCCAGCGCGCGATCTACGGATTCAAGGAACGCGAAACGATCTACGTCTAGCAGACATCCCCCCAGCCGCAAGGTCCCGCGGCTGGGGGGATTGCTCTATCGCGGCCCCCTCCATCCTGCTGTTAGATGTGTAATCTCCATGTGCAATATAAGTAACATAATTCATATCACGTTCGATGGGCCCGCCTCCGGCGGACACAGGTCGAGAAAAAGAATCTCGATGTACATCCGTGCGATGCTGGTGGTACCGCCGACGGGTGGGGCGAGCAATGCGAGCTCGCAATTGGTTAGTGAACAGGAGGTTCAACATGCCAAAGGAGTTGAGGTCATTCATGATCCTCGTCTCAAAGGTCGTTGAGGGCGAGATCGCCGTCATCGCAGAGACCGAGGAGAAGGCACGCGAGATCGCAATGGATCTTGCGTCGAATCACCCAGACACTTACCTCGACAACGATACGGATGTCGTTGTCGATTCAGTCCGCAGCGCCAGCGATCACGATCTCGAGTATCTGATCTTCAACGGCGCCAACGGATCTGAGTGGGACGCAAAGAGGCTGATCAAGATGTCCTTCGAGAAGTAGTACCGAGAACCCCAGTCGGCAGCGGACGCGCTGCTGGCTGGGGTTTCTTTTTGCCCTGCACAAAGCTCTACCTCGGCCCCCTGGGGCCTGTAGTTCTATATCTAACACACAATATGAATATAAATAAGAGCAATAAGTTCCATGGCCACGCCTCCGGCGTGTACGACCTCGGCCTAAAAATCTCAATCAACAGAAACGCGATGATGGGGTCAGCGGACGCGGTGCGGCATGAGCCGTTGCGACACCGAAGTGCGCGGTAGCAAAAAGGAGGACAGAGATGTCCGAGAAGGAACGCTCGCAACAGCGCGCAAACCTCTTCGCTGAAGTCGTCAGTGAAGTCGTGAATCCAGTCGTGGCTCAAGAGGAGCGCACGCACGAATGGGAGTTCATCGCCAGAGACGCTGACGATGATTACGATGATGTTGCGTGGTCGCTCCACAATGGTTCACGAGAAATCATTGAGCAGTACGCAGCAACAAAGAGCACTGGCGCGGATGCGATGTACGTCCTTGAGAAGCCTCACAAGTTTCTTGATGGTGTTGCGGAGTTCATTGAGAACATGGACGTCGCAACTTCAGAGAAGGAGTACATGACTCGCAAGTTTGGTTATTGGCATTGTATGGAGTGCGACGCTGAAGCGTACTCTATTGAGAGCGGCGACGAGGAGCCCTGCGAGTAGAAATCTCGTCGCAGTTCAATCAAACGAGGTGCGAGCGAATGCGACGCTCGCACCTCACCATTAGTGAAGGAGGGAATCATGTTCAAGTCTGAAGGAAAGAAGATCAAGGTTCACGCATTTGAAACGGAATACGCCGCAGAAGTTCAGATCGGCCTGTATCAAAACGGAAACACTGCCGTTACGTTGTGGACTGAAGATGAACCGCTGTGCGCGCTCTCGGTGAACACTGAGAAGATTCTTCCAACGGGTCACTTCTACCTGAAGGAGTGGTCAGAGAATCTTGAGATCGCTCACAATCAGAGCGTTCAGGAGATCATCAAGGAGTGTGGTCAGCATGAGGACTACGCTTCTGGATACGTCGTGGCACGCTGCTTCACGATCTCCTAAAGTCTAGCCCCCCTTCCACCCAGCGCGGTGGGAGGGGGGTTAGTTATACCGCGGCACCCTGTGCTGCTGTTAGATCTCTAACCCCCTCACAATATAAATAAATAAATAAGAGGAATAAGTTCCATGGGCGCGCCTCCGGCGCGTACGACCCGAGAAAAAAAATCTCACGGAGTAGAAGCCTGATGATGGGTGCAGCGGCGGCACTACGGCGAAGGAGCCGATGTGATGGTGAAGCGTCGCAGGTAGCATTGGAGGTTCACGATGAGTGCAATGAAGCGCATTGCAATCGCATTGGAGCGTGGTGCTCAACTCACCACGCACGATTGGAAGTTTGTTGAGAATCGCAGCAACTCGCTGCAAGCGCGTGTCGCATACGCGCAACTTCTCAACGAGTATGTTGTCGAGTTTGCGCGAACGCTCGACACCGCCGACCACGCGGTCGACGCAATCGAATCGCCGCACGATTACGCGGGAGAGATTGCCGCGTGGTTGTCGGAGAATCGCGACGAGCACGACGAGGAGATTGCTGCTCTCGGTCGATGGGAGTGCGCGGATTGCGACGCGGTTGCAACGCGTATGGACATCTACATCGACGAAGCAGAAACCTGCATCGTTGAGTGAAGCAAAGGAGTGTGGAAGCGCGCGGCGCTTCCACACTCCACAAGTTTGGAGGACAGCACAATGAGCAAGAAAGCAAAGCAAACAAAGCGCACAGCAACGGAGTCGATCGGCGTGATCAACAAGTTGCTTGCACGCAGCATTGAGCAGCGCGCGCTTGCTGCCGATGTTGTCGAGTTTGAGCGCGCAACACTCGTGGAACTTGCGATCGAGTCGAAGCCAAACAAGAAGTTGGTTGCGAAGTCGGAAGCGGCACTCGCAACGGCAACGGCAACGCTCGCATACTTCGAGGAGAACACGCGCACGCTGCAAGCGAAACTTGCAAGCGCGATGAAGTCGGTTGCGAAAGCAACAGCGAAGCAGCGCGACGCTGCTAACGCGTAATCACAGCGGGGTGCGGGCGCGCGGCGCTCGCACCTCGCAACAGCATTGGAGGTTCACGATGTTTGACGATGACGAAACTCTTTCTTGTGATTGGTGCCACGCAACAGAATCGGAAACAGAAATCAAAAAGGAGTGGGACGATCACGAGGGAAACAGCGTCACGATTTATGGAAGCAATCGAAACGCGATTGCTGTTTGTCGTCAATGCTTTTACGAGTCGCAACTCGACGAAGCAATCAGCGATCTCAAAGAGGTTTATCGCAAACTCGCGGAAGGTTGATCAAACAAATGCGGGGTGCGGGCGCGCGGCGCTCGCACCTCGCGCAAGCATTTGGAGGTTCACGATGTTTGAGTGTGAAGCACACGGACAATGCGAGATGACGGAGAAAGGAGATTGCAAACAATGCTGTATTGACGAGCAGCGATGTGAGGAGTGCGGAATCGAGGAAGGCACTCCG